CAATTAGGATTAGAAGAAACTCCTGAGGAATATGTTAACAAGATGGCAGACCTCTTTGATAAAGTTAAAGATGTATTGAAGCCTGAGGGAACTCTTTGGTTAAATCTTGGAGACTCTTATATCGGTGGTGGCAGAGGATATGAATATTGTGATGATGGAACTATTCAACAGAATCATATTGATGCAGGTGTAAGATATGGTAAGCCAACAGGAAAGGTACAAGGTTATAAGCCAAAAGATTTAGTTGGTATCCCATGGATGATGGCTTTTGAATTGAGAAGAAGAGGTTGGTATTTAAGGCAAGATATCATATGGAGCAAGCCTAATCCAATGCCTGAAAGTGTGACAGACAGATGCACAAAATCACATGAGTATATTTTCTTGTTGTCTAAAAGCAAACATTATTACTACGACCATGAAGCTATTAAAGAAGAAGCTGTTGGAGAAAGATGGGGTAAAGATACTCCTATCAATATGGAAAAAACTAAAGATATAGAAAATCAATTTAATGGTTTGACTAGAGAAAGAAAAATGATTTACGAAACAAAAAACAAACGAAGTGTTTGGACTGTTAATACTAAATCATATAAGGAAGCTCACTTCGCAGTTTATCCTACTAAATTAATTGAACCTTGTGTACTTGCAAGTTGTCCTGAAAAGGTGTGTAAGAACTGTGGTGAAGCATACAAAAACGAAGAAGTTATAATACCACAAGAAATTAAACTAAAAGAAAAATCTAATACACATGGTAAATATGAAACAGAACTTAATGAGTTAACTCACAGGCAAGGTCTTCATGCAAACAGAGGAACAAACATTATAGAATTTAGACCTGATCTACCAAAACAAAAGCAATTTGTAACCTTTATGAGAAATAGAACAAATGCTAAAATTTTATCAGAGTCAACAGACATACCATTAACTAAAATTGAGCATTGGTTTCGTAAAGATAAAAGTGGTTTTTCTTTTCCTACATTAGAGGATTGGGATAAGTGTAGAGATTTTGTTAACGATTGGTCAGAAGAGTTTAATGATATGGATAAAAGATTATCTCATATAGAGTTTAAAACTGATGATGTTAAATCTGTTAAGAAGAAAATTGTTTTAACTAAACAATGTGACTGCGATACAAATGAAACAGAAAAAGGAACTGTTCTTGATCCTTTTGGTGGTAGTGGAACGACAGGACTTGTTGCTGATAGGTTAAAAAGAAGTGCTGTTCTTATTGAATTGAACCCTGATTACGTTGAGATTATGCGTAAAAGATTAGAAGGTGACGCACCTTTATTTACTGATATAGACTTTAAAAGCTAAATAATCCTTAAGGAATATTTCTAGGGAAACTTACCTGGCTGTTAGCCAGCTCACCTTTTGGTTTGGACATAGACTTGATAAATAATATTTATTTACATAATTAATTTGATAAATAGTGACAAAGGTATATACATCTCCGTGAGGAGAAGAAATGGACAGAATAATAGAAATTGCATCAGGATTTACTATACTAATATGTGTTTTAGAAATATTATAATTTAAAGCCAAAGAGTATTAAACTTCAGAAAATGAGCGATAAAAAATAAATTATAATCAACCTTGACAGTTAATATATAAGTAATTATATATAGTTTATTATTAATTAATTGAGAGAGGTTTCAATGCATCCATTATTAAGTCACATAGAACCTGTAGCTAAAATGAATAAAGACATCATTAAGGATACAGTAAAATTAGGTAAAACAGAACTAAGGTCTTTAGTAGATAAATATTATCAAATGCAAGAAGATCGTATCAGATCTTCTGCACAAGTAAGAGAGTCAGAAGCATCTAACGAATCTCATTCTGCGTTAGATTACTTAGCCGAGCAATCATTATACCTTGAAAAGCAAGTGCAAAAAATACTTACTAAGTATGTACAAGAAAAAGAAGTAGGTGTTTGGTTAATGCACAACAAAGGTATCGCAGGAGTTTTATCGGCAGGTTTACTTGCACATATAGATATCAATAAAGCACCAACAGCAGGTCACATATGGAACTACGCAGGATTAAATCCTAAAGTTAAATGGGAAAAAGGAAAGAAAAGACCTTTTAATGCGTCACTAAAAACTCTTTGTTGGAAGATAGGCGAAAGTTTTGTAAAGGTTTCAGGAAGTAAAGATTCTTTTTATGGTCAAGAATATGCCAAACGAAAGCAATTTGAAACAGACAGAAATGAAAAAGGTTATTACAAGGATCATGCAAAAGCACAGTTAGAAAATAAAAAATATAGCAAAACTACTGATGCTTATAAATGTTATATTAAAGGTAAATTACCTCCTGCTCACGTTCACGCAATAGCGAAACGATGGGTGGTTAAACTTTTT